TATGGCGGATAGATTAGCAGAAAATGGTGCAATTCAATATGCGTTAGCAAATCCAGAAGCAGGATCAAAACGTGCTGCTTTATCTGGTTATATTATGGGCGCATTAACCGATTGGTTACGTAGTCCATTTCCACCTTCAAGCAGATTAGCTGCGCCTGGTCGTTTACGTGGTAAATTCTTTGATAGTGGTATCGCACCATTGGCAATGGACTTTACAAGCGGACAATACGCATCTGGTAGCGCTGGCACTATGGCTATGAAGTCATTTAGCGACATTGTTACCTTCTCTCGCACATCTAACGCAACAATCACTAAATCAGATGGCACTATTGGCTATGCACCACATAACCTACTGACTTACTCAGAGCAGTTTGATAATGCTGCTTGGAGTAAAACTAATGTCACAGTATCAGCAAATTCAACAACTGCTCCTAATGGTACAACTACGGCAGATAATATAATTCCGTCAGTTACAAATGCAGAACATTATTTTAATGATGCAAATCAAACAATAACTTCTGGTGTTACTTATACAGCATCTATTTATGCAAAAGCTAATGGATATAAGTGGTTAAGATTAGGATTTAATGGCTCATTTTTTCCAGCATCGAATCGTGCTGCTTGGTTTGATTTAGAAACAGGAGTTACTGGGACTGTTCAATCAGGAGTAACTGCAACAATTACTTCTGTTGGAAATGGTTGGTATAGGTGTTCAATAAGTAGGGCAGCAACAAGCTCAGGAACTGGTTATTCATTACTTACATTAATTACTAATGCAGATAATGGTCTTGCATTTGCTGGGGACGGAGTTAGTGGAATTTACCTATGGGGTTCTCAGTTTGAAATAGGCTCAACAGCAACCACCTACAATCCCACCACTGTTAAAAACCTACTAGGCTACACAGAAGCATTTGATAACGCAGCATGGACAAAGTCTAATAGCTTTGTGCAGACTAATCTGCTTACTTATAGTGAAGCGTTTGATAATGCAGCGTGGAATAAAGCTAATACAACTATCACATCCAATTCTACTATTGCACCAAATGGATATTCAACTGCTGACACATTGGTTGCTGCTGGAACGGCAAGTAACAGAGTAAATCAGCCAGCTTTACCTTTTACAATTAATGTAACTTACACTTATAGTGTTTATGTAAAAACTGGTACAAAACAATATGTTCAATTAGGTATTCCAGCAGCTGTAGGGGGAACATCTAAACGAGTAAATTTTGATGTTACTAATGGAACTTTAGGTTCATCTGATAGTGGAATAACAGGAGTTATTACGGCTGCATCTAATGGATTTTATAGATGTTCAATTACTTTTACCTCTGCATCTACTGCATCAGATACTGTTTATATAACAATGTTAGACAATAGCACTGATATATATGTAGCCTCATCTACTGCTGGTAATATTATTTTATGGGGCGCACAACTAGTACAAGGAACGGATGCTGGCGCATACCGTCGTACCGATTCAGCAAGCTTGCCTTGCTTTTACCCTAATCATAATGGGGTGGTTTGTGCTGAGAAGTTGGTTGAAGATACTGTTAATACTACTCATACATTATTACAAAGTGGTATAAATTTTTCTGCATCTACTCCATATACTTTTAGTTTTTATGCAAAGGCTGCTGAAAGAACTAAAATAGCTTTATATGAAGGAACTAGGCAAGGTCTTGAATATGCCACTATTAATCTTTTAACAGGAGAAGTAACTACTGTAGCTACTGATGGTTCATGGACTCTTTTAGGGGTTACAGCAACTCTTGTAGGAAATGGTGTTTATAGAATAAAGGCTACAGCATCTGCTCCTATTGCTTTATCTAGCACATCATTTTTTGCAAGAATTAGATTATCAAATGGTACTACTACATCTTACACAGGTGACGGCACATCTGGCATCTACATCTTCGGTGCTCAACTATCAGATTCAGCATCACTAGACCCTTATGTATTAAACGCAGCAGCAGCTCCATCTGCACAAGCATATTATGGGGCAAGGTTTGACTATGACCCTGTTACATTAGCACCTAAAGGATTGTTGATTGAGGAGCAGAGGATAAATTTACTGCTACAGAGCGAAGCATTTGATACTGCTAGTTGGACAACAAATTCTACTACTATTACAGCCAATTCTGTTGTAAGTCCTGATGGAACACAAGATGCAGAGACATTAACAGCAAGTGCTGGTACAGGAGTTATTCCACGTATTGGACAACTTCCTACAGGAACAACTACATCTACTGTTTATACAACAAGCATTTATGTTAAAGCTGGTACACATTCATTTGTTCAAATTTATATAAACAATCAAGCTACCGAATGGGCAAACTTCACATTATCTGGTTCTGGAGTTGCTTCTGCCAATGGTTCATCTACAGCAAATATTCAACAACTTAGTAATGGTTGGTATAGATTGCTATTTACTTATACAGCAGGCTCTACTGATAGAAGACCATTTTTTATGTTAGGTGCTTCTGCTTCTGCAACTAGAGCAGAATCATGGAATCCTGTTGGAACAGAATCAATATACATCTGGGGAGCTCAACTAGAAGCAGGTGCTTTCGCTACATCCTACATCCCAACTGCTGCATCATCTGTAACTCGTGCTGCTGATGTTGCTGTTATACAGGGTAGTAATTTCTATAGTTGGGTAAACCAAAACGCTGGTTCAATTTATGTTAATTATGATTCTGCTGGTTACTCTTCATTTAATGGTATATTTAGCATAGGTTCAAGTTCAACTAGATATATCCAAATAGGATTAAATAGCTTTTTTGCTTCAAGACTAAATGTTGAAGATGGGTCAACACAAGCAAACATAGCTTTAAATGCAATTACTGCTAACGTATTTTATAAATCTTGTGGAGCGTATGCGATTAATAATTTTTCTTTTGCAACAAATGCTACTTTAGCAACAGAGGATACATCTGGAACATTACCATTATTAGATTCAGCGTCACTAGGAACTACTACAGGATTTTCTCGCTATCTTAATGGGCATATCAAACAAATCAGTTACTACAATACACGCTTGGCTAACAACGTGCTTCAATCTTTAACAGCATAGGAATAATTATGAGTACCGTATTTCTTACATTTACTGACGAAGCACAAGCTAAAGAAATCCTAGCTGAATACATTGATGCTGATGGCAACTGGATTACTGGCGGGCTATATTGGTCAATGGTGGTACTAGGTGTCGTTAATGACGCTGATGGCAATCCGTTACCTGGCTATGGTGTAAATTGGTCAGGTGATATTCCAGAGTATCTGTTGCCGTTTGTGGTAGAGATTGCTAATCCTATTAACGTATTTGCTTGATTATTTACTTTATATTCAAATTAGTATATAGTAGTAGCAACAAATACTAAAATATATATATGAGCGACATAGAAGAAATTAAACGTGGTGAAGAAGCGGATCGTATCTTAAAGAATCCGTTATTCATTGATGCTTTTGATGAAGTCCGTGAATCTATCATTCACAGTATGTCACAAAGCGCATTTGGTGATGCTGAAACGCATAATCGTTTAGTTATAGCTTTGCAGTTACTATCGCAAATTGAAAAGAAACTAAAAGACCATATTGCTACAGGTCGCATGAGCGCAATGAAAGTATATGACAAGTTTAAGTTTTTTCGTAGCTAAACACCTAGCTTAATTGCAAACACCGTGAGGTGCTGCTCTACCAGTTGGTGATTGACTGGCAGAAATGACTGGAGTATATATGAGTGACCAAGTTCAGATGGAACAGTCACCACAAGATCGGCTAGAGGCTTTCTTGGATGGTGACGTACAAAATGACATTCCTGAAAACCTAGATGCCGAAGAGGTAATCGAGGATGAAGAAAATCCCGAAACTGGTGAAGAAACCGAGCAAGATTCCGAAGAAGAAAGTGTAGAAGAGGACTCAGAAGAGCAACCTATAGAAACACTGGTTCTAAAGATTAATGGCGAAGAAATTGAAAAGCCACTTGAAGAAGTTATCTCACTTGCACAACAAGGTGCAGATTACACTAAAAAAACGCAAGAAGTAGCAGAACAGCGTAAAGCGTTAGAGGATTATGCTCAGACTATACAAGTCCAAGAGCAACAACTCAGACAACAAGCTGAATTGCAACAAGCGTTGATTGGTGAACTAGCGCAAATTACAGCCATTGATCAGCAATTAGCAGAGTTTCAAGCTATAGATTGGAATCAGTTATCTGAAAATGACTTTGTAGAAGCGCAAAAACTGTTTTTTACACAAAACAAGCTACAAAACCAACGGACTGAACTGGTAAATCAGTTGCAGTCAAAACAACAGCAATTATCACAAGCGCAACAAAAAGCACATAGCGAACGCATTGCTAAAGGCAAAGAGATTTTAGCCAAAGAGATACCTAATTGGAGTCAGCAGACCAGCCAAGAAATTATCTCAGCAGGTAAAGAATTTTATGGCTTTAACGATGAAGAGATGGCTAGTGTAATTGATCCCCGTCATGTGAAAGTCTTACATGATGCAATGCAGTGGCGCAAATTGCAACAAAATTCTAGTGTAAAGAACAAAGTGTCTAATGCTAAACCAGTGATTAAACCTGGCGCTAAAGACGTTAAAAAACAAGTAAGCTCTGACATACAAAAACAACGTGATGCGTTACGCAAAACAGGTAAGTCAGATTATGCACAACGATTAATTGAGCAAATGCTCTAAAAGGATAAAATATGGCTATTGCAGCAACCAACACCTACAACGGCAAAGGTATTGCCGAATCATTTGAAGATATTATTTTCGACATTTCACCAGAAGATACACCACTGCTTTCAGCATGTAAACGTATGACTGCTGGTCAAACTTACCACCAATGGCAAACTGACGCACTAGCACCTGCTGGCGATAACCGTCAACTTGAAGGTAACGATGCAACATTTGCTACTTTGGCAGCTACTACTGTATTGGGTAACTACACACAAATCTCTAGCAAACTTGTTAAAGTTTCTGGTACTTATGACGTAGTTCGTAAATATGGTCGTAAATCAGAAGTTGCTTATCAGTTGATGAAAGCTGGTAAAGAACTGAAACGTGACATGGAATATGCAATCGTGCGTAACCAAGCATCATCTGCTGGTGGTATCGGTGCATCACGCTCTACTGCTGGTATTGAATCATGGATTGCAGGTAACTCTGTAGAAGGTACAGGTAACACTACTGGTACAACTCCAGGCTTCTCTGGCGGTACAGTTGCAGCTCCAACAGACGGCACACAAGTAACATTTATCGAAGCAGATTTGCAAACAGCTTTGGGCTTGGCATGGGCTGATGGTGGTGATCCATCATTGATCATGATGTCAGCTAAAAACAAAGCACGTTTCGCAGGTTTCGCTGGTATCGCTACTAAATACAACGAAGTTAAAGGTGCAATGCAAGCTACCATCATCGGTGCTGCTGACTTGTACGTTTCAGACTTTGGTAACCACCAAGTTAAACTGAACCGCTACATGCGTGACCAAGCTGTATTGTGTATCGATCCAGGCTATGTTGGCTTGGCTACTCTGCGCCCAATGGCAAAAGAAGAGTTGGCTAAAGTTGGCGATAGCACAAACTGGCAAATCGTTACTGAGTACGCACTAACTGTTAGCAACCCTGATGCCCATGCAAAAGTGGCTAGTGTAGGTGCTTAATCTGTTCACACAAGTTAGTTAAATTGTGATATACTCCTGATATCTTAACTGGTATCGGGAGTATTAAAATGAACAAATGTATAGTAGAAGGTTGCAATAAAGAAAAGTACCACTCAAAGTTTTATTGCTCTATGCATTATCGCAGACTTAAAAATACAGGAACATTAAATCCTGGTAAAAGAAGTCCAGCATCATTAGAAGAAAGATTCTGGCGACAAGTTGATAAAAAAGATACTGACTCATGTTGGACATGGTTAGGATCAAAAGAAAAAAGAGGTTATGGAAATATTGGAGAAGGCGGTAAAGGTGGTAAATTTTTACTAGCGCATAGAGTTAGTTATAAAATTAATAAAGGTGAAATACCTGAAGGATTATTTGTAATGCATATATGCGATAATCCAAGTTGCGTAAATCCATCACATTTAATGCTTGGAACACCAAAAGAAAATACGCAAGATGCATTAAGAAAAAATAGATTAAAAACTGTATTTAAAAATGGTATAGAACATAAATTTGCAAAACTTACTATTGAGCAAGTTAAATATATTAAAAATCATCCTGAACAAAGTGGAGTTGATTTAGCAAAAATGTTTGATGTTTCACCGCAAGCAATATGCGATGTAAGAAAAGGTCGGAGATGGAGCGAGGTTTAAAATGAGTATTTTATTTGATTATGACCCGATAACAGGTGTTTCACAGCATTACGACTATGATCCTGTTAAAGAAGAGATACATTTAACATCGAGTCAAGATTTATCATTCTTGATGGAGCAGTTAAAACAAAAACGCAATAATCCTGATGAATGGAAAAAAGGTGTAAAACAGAGTTGGGCGCATTATGCTACAATTCCACCAGTAGTTGAACTTCAGTTAAAGAAAAAAGGGATTGATATATATAATCCTAATCAGACTAAAGAACTACTAAGAGAACTTAACACTAACTATCCGTGGCTGAAAACTACAACAGCTATACATAATTAATAAATCCATGCTTTATAATTTACTATTTCAGAAACATAAGATCTATTAATTTTAAATTGATCTGCAATTTTTTGTTGAGTAATACCAGTTTTATATAAAGTTCTTATTGTTTCAACGTCAGATTTTGTTAATCTTGAGTTCCAATGATTTTCTTTTGACCTTTTATTTAAAACACGTGTTGCATGATATAAGTTTTGACTTGCAGTTACATATTCTAAGTTATCTAAATTATTATTTAATTTATTTCCATCAATATGATTAACTTGCAAATCTGATAAACCTTTAAATGAAGCAATAATTAATTTGTGTAATCTAAAATCATTTTGCACACAATTTTTAGTTAATGTAATATACTGATAACCTACTTTTTTATTGAAATATGGCTTTAATATTCTGCCACAAACAGCACCAGTTGATGGTTTTATTCTTTTAATGTTGCCAAAATTTGATGCTAAATAATGTTCTTCATAATTAGGTATTGGATTCCATATTTCCATTTTAAACTCCTATTGTTGCTTGACTTAAGGGTATTATAACATAAACCATGAATAATGATGAATTAAAGCAATGTCAAGTTGCTGTTCACGAATTAATAGAAACACAAGATTACGAAAATGCGCTACCAGTTATATATAGCGTATTAGAACACTACCCTAATGATGCAGCAACATTACACTTCTTAGGGTACATTTGGTTGCTAACAGGTAAAGAAGCATTTGCATACCAGTTAGTACGTAGAGCATTACAGGAAGCACCTAACAATCATGCAATCTGGGTAACATTTGGTCGTTGTGCGCATGAATTAGGTATGTATCAAGAAGCGTTAAATAGCTTTATGAAGGCAGCAGAGATTAATCCTGATTATGCCTTAGCTTACAGTAATGCAAGTGCAACACTGGTTCAGCTATCTGACTGGGATGCAGTAGAAAAGACTGCTGAAATGGCATTAGAGATTAATCCTAATGACTTAAACTCACAATTAAACTTATCTCATGCACATCTTGCTAAAGGTAAATGGACAGACGGTTGGAAAGCGTGGAGTAAATCACTAGGTGTTAAGTTCCGTAAGGAATGGACATATGGTAATGAAGTACGTTGGGATGGTAGCGCAGGTAAAAATCTAGTTATCTATGGTGAGCAAGGTTTAGGTGACGAGATATTTTATGCAAGCTGCGTACCTGACGCAATTAAAGTAAGCAACAAAGTAATTATTGATTGCGATCCAAAGCTAGAAGGATTGTTTAAACGCAGCTTTCCTGATGCAGAAGTATATGGTACACGCAGAGAGCAATCACCGTACTGGGTGATAGACTCTGAAATAGATGCACGATGCGCTATTGGTGGTTTGCCAGAGTTCTTTAGAAATAAAGATAAAGACTTTCCGAAAGAAGTTTACCTTAAAGCTGATCCTGAACGCAGATTGATGTGGCGCTCATTGTTTGACTCATGGGGTAAAAAAGTGTTAGGCTTTACCTCCCATGGTGGGAGGAAAATAACTAATGAGAGTGGAAGGAAGCTAACACATGAGGATTTATCAGCACTGTTCGGACTTGACTATGAATTTGTTTGCTTGGATTACAAGGTTGAAGATAAGATTGTCGGTGTGCATTATTATCCATTTGCTACTAACAGCAGTGACTACGATGATACTGCTGCACTTATTGCTGAACTAGACGTTGTTGTTGGTGTAAATACGACTGCACTGCATTGCGCTGCTGCTATGGGTGTTAAAACAATCTGTTTAGTGCCTAAGTATCATCAATGGCGATATGCTTATCCATCAATGCTATGGTACAAGTCAATGCGTTTAATTCATCAAGATGAGCGCACATGGGAAGAAACAGTTAAATACGTTGCCAAGAATGTACTGTAATGGGATGGGGTGATAGTTTAATGGCTTGCGGTGAAGCGAAAGAACTTCACGAAAAGACAGGCAAAAAGGTAATGATTGGTAATGGCAAGGTTTTAGAACATCCGTCTGAGATATTTGCTAACAATCCGTTTATAATTAATGAAATAACAGATGATGCAGTATGGTTGAATAATTGCACTGGCAATAGACCGTATATTAGAGAAACTAAAGGTGGTAGGATTTACTTTAATAAGTATAAACCTAAGCCAGCACAGTTATTCTTTACAGACGATGAAATAAAATGGGCAAAACAGAACGTACCTGATGATTTTATTGTCATAGAACCAAACGTAAAAGAAACCTATAAGCATACTGTAAACAAAGCATGGCATTATTGGAATGATCTAATCAAGCACGACTATAACTTTGTGCAATTAGGCATCCACAATGACCCAATAACAAAACAGATTAAAACTAAAACATTCCGTGAAGCGTTATTGATATTAAGCCAGGCTAAGATGTTTGTTGGAACTGATGGCGGATTGCATCATGCAGCAGCAGCATTAAACATACCAGCAGTTGTGATATGGACAGGTTTCACAAGTCCAAAACACTTAGGATATGACAGCCATATAAACATACATGATGGTGGTGAACCTTGTGGAACTTATAGCGGAATATGTCCACATTGTGTTAAGATATCGAAAAGCATCACCGTAGAGCGAGTTTTAGATGCAGTTAATACTATCAGGTGTGGAACGTAGAGATAATGCGTTAAAACGCTTTGCAGACGCATCTGGTGGCATTTTAACAAAGTGTTGGGATGGCAAATCAATACCAGTTATCGTAGGGAACTTGCATGGTGCAGACAATATTCAAATATCTTGCAGAAAACTGGGTATTCCTTACATACTTATTGATCATGGCTATTTCAACCGTGATTTTAATTTATCTGTTGCTAGATATTGTGTAAATAACTATCACTGCACAGATTGGCGCAAATCTGATAAGCAAATACCTAAAGTTAAAGACTGGAAATCAGGAAAGCACGTTTTAATTATTCCACCTGCTGACAAAATAGCCTATATCTATAACGCAGAAAACTGGGTTAATGAAACGATTAAAGAAGTAAAGCGTTATACCGATAGACCAATAATAATAAAGAAGAAGAATGAAGGAAGACTTAGCGACTATTTACCAATGGCTCATGTTGTTGTTAGTTTTGGTAGTGTCGCTGATGTTGAGTCTGCCATTGCTGGTGTACCTGTTATTACGTCAAAGTATAGTCCTGCTGTACCAATATCTAACAAAATAGAAGATATAGAGGACTTGAAGCACTTTGATAGAACAGACTGGTTAAGTGCTTTGGCTGGTAGTGAATGGAGAGCAAGTGAAATGCCACAATGCTGGCAGAGAATTAAAACCTTATTATAAGGACTTGCAATGTCATTATCTAACTATACGGACTTACAATCAACGATTGCTAGTTATCTAGCACGTACTGATTTAACATCTACTATTCCAGTATTTATTCAGCTTGCAGAGAATCGTCTGCGTAGAGATATTCGCATCAGCGAAATGCTAACTAATACCGCATTAACTCCATCATCAGGTGTTGTTACTTTACCTAGTGACTTTTTGGAAATGCGCTCTATCTATTTCAATTCTAATCCATTAACTACACTTGAATATCAGTCACCAGACTTATTTTCACGTAACGGTTGGAATGACACATCAGGAACATCTGTTTATTTCTCTATCATTGGTAACAGCATTTATTTTTCACCTGATCCTGATAGCACAGATACGGTTCAAATGCTTTACTATGCTAAACCACCTTACTTGTCAGGTTCAAACTTGACTAATGTATGGACTAACACTTGTATTGATGCGTTACTTTATGCGTCACTTGCAGAAGCATCTGTTTACTTGATGGATAATGAAAGCGCACAGCGTTGGGCAACATTATATGATCGTGGTCTAGGCGCAATACTAAAGAGTAATGATGGTAAGAAATATCCTAACATTGAATTAGCTGTTACAGCGAGGTAGAGTATGAGTAAAAATAAAGTAAGTGAATGGTCAAGCACCCCAGCAAACAATACAGACGTTGAAGGAATTGATATTTCAGAGGGCTGTGCCCCATCAGGTATAAATAACTCTATTAGAGCGATTATGAGCCAGATCAAAGATATGCAAACTGGCGCAGACGGTGATAATTTTGCAGTAGGTGGTAACTTAAATGTTACTGGTACGACTACCGCTACTGGTGCAATCACTGCTACTGGCGGTGTAACAGGTGACCTAACAGGTAATGTTACGGGAGATTTGACTGGAAATGCAGATACAGCAACAACAGCTACTACAGCAACTACGGCTATTAAAGCAACAAATATTGCAGGTGGTGGGGAAGGTCAAATTCCATATAATAGCGGTACAGACACAACTGCATTTTTAGCAGCAGGAACAAGCGGTCAATATTTAAAATCAAATGGTACTAGCGCACCGTCATGGGATAATGTTTATGCTTTAACATCTGCTACTGCTAAAGCATCTACAAGCGGAACAAGCATTGATTTTACAGGTATTCCAAGTTGGGTTAAACGTATTACAGTTATGTTTAGTGGGGTTAATACAACAGTAGGAGCCCAAATAGTAGTGCAACTTGGTACAGGTGGATCTCCAACTACATCTGGGTATCAGTCAACTGCTGGCACCAGAGCTGTTGAAGTAGGATCTACAACAAGTTTAATTTTAACTGGCGCACGTTCCATGAGCACTAAACCAAATTCACCACCAGTAATGCCTGTGATATTACCGCCATCAGGTATGATTTGATAATCTGATTGACTTGCGTTAC